ACTACCGACACGCATCAACACCCGCTGCTCCGGATCCATCCAGTTGACCCGAAAGAGCTCTACGCGCGCGTCGTCGTAAAGGCCAGCGGCAAGATCCTGTTCCGATAAGCGATCCGAGCTGAGCGCGCTAGCAACCTCCAAGTTATCGACGCTCAAGCCCAGACTCTGCTGCATGTCAGTTGCCGTAAAGCCAGCTGCCGCTTCGAATGTCGTTCCATCGAAAGTTAAGTCGCGGTCATGATCCGTGAACCCGATGCGAACCCCGTCCCGGCGAGTCAGCCTCCAGCACCAACAAAGTGTAGTTGCTCCGCTGTTGAGATGTGCCTGCAAATCCGATGGCAAGGTTTTCATATGCGAATCTCGACGATTGGAATTGCGGGAATTGCGCCGTGTCGAAAACCCTGCAAGCTAACCTCAAGCTTGTCTGTATCGAACCGGACCGGTACGTCGAATTCAAAGCCCGCTGTTATACGGGCGCCTTGAGGCGGTATATTCTCTGGCCGAAACGTTATCACTCCAGTTGTGTGATCTACCACAAATGCTGCGCCTTCTTCCTGTAGCAACCCGTCAACGGCGACAAGAACGCTGCCTTCTACCGGCTTCTTAATTAATCGTTTCCAAGGCGCATAAGTGCCACCATACGTCTTAGAAAGTTGAAAAGATGCCATAGTCCCATCGCCAACTCCTATTACTTGATCCAAAGCACTCGGCGTTTGCTCCGGGGGGCAGGATTTCCAATCTGTATAATCTCTCCAACGAAACCCATATAACCGCCCCCGCCGTTCTTCAAAAAAAGCAATAACCTTGTATAGATCGTCGAGGCCTCTTATTCCGTAGCCTGCATTGTAACTTCGCCTTGAGTCAGCCCAACGCCCATTCCGTTCTTCGTGTCCGGATCCAAGAACTACAACGTCGGTTCTTCGCTCAGGGCCTCCAACCGCACCTCTCGAAATATCAGTAGGAAATCGCACTTCATGGAAAGCCATATCGACAACACCAACCCTAAGAGCGTCAAAGATTTCTCTGACCTACTGCCACCGCGCGGGCGAGCATCGCCGCGAGCTGTGTTTCCGAACGGCGAAAGCTTTCCGCATCGGGCGTGGATACGTTGATTGTTACCGAGATCTCGCCGCGGCCGTGTGAGACAACGCCGAGCTTTCCGTCGGGTCCGCGAGCAAGAGGCATGATTGCTTCAGGCCCTCTTTCTCCGGCAATTCCAATACGGCCCCCACTTAGAGGGAAACTTATCGGTGAAGCGATCACCCCGCCCGACGCAAACGGTACCGGCAAAGCATTCGCCCCTACGCCGCCGTTCGCGAACCTTATGGCTCCTGATAGGGCACCGCTAATAAGCGAGCTAGCTCCTTGTTCCAGAGGACGGAATGCTGCCTGAAAAGCCATCCTCGATAAGCTTAGTGTCAACGAACGCAAGACATCTCCCAGATCCCGTCCGCGTAGGGCAATGCCTTGGAAAGCATTCATCAGCGCATTACCAAACTGTCGACCCATACGAGTCGCATTCGCTAGCTCTTGCTGAAGTCTTGACGTGTCGGCATCAATCGTAACGGTCCAGGTTTCGCCAGTTTCATTCATCTGTCGGGGGTCCGTCCGGATAGGCTTGCATAAGCTGAATGAGCTCGGCGCGCGTTGGTGGATCGGCGTGACGGAGCTCACCCGTGATTGCTTTCAATGCGGCACGGAATTCCAAGATGGTCATGGACCAGAACACGCGGGGGTCAAGCCGCAACAGGCCGAGCCCGGCTGTCATGATGTCATCCCAGGGAAAGGGGCGGGGTTGCGCGCCTCCTCCCGCGCCGCATCGTCCTGTTTTTCGGGCGAACCGAAAGTTGCAGAGAGAAGGCGTGCAACAACATCTATGAACTCGAGAACCCCACTATCGCTACGCATTTTTCTTACGTCATCGTCGCTAACATCATATCCGGCACCTCTCAAGCCTGCTCCAATGATTCGAACCGCGTCGTTTGCGCTGAGCCTGCCCTTCTCAAACCGTTCGGCTAACGCCAGCATGTCTTCACAGCCAAAAGCATCCTCTAACTCGGCAAGGGCTCCGAGCGTCAGACACAATTTCCAAGTCTTGCCATTCAAACACGCTTCAATCTCTCCTCGATGTCGATTGGCCACCTAGTGTCTCCTTTAGAGTGTGGAGAAACTCAATTCACCCGCTGACTCTAAGACGAGATCGAAAGAAACCTCTCCGTCATGTCGACCTGTCAGCTCGAAGGAGGTAATTTGAAATGGTCCCTGAACCGTTCCAAAATCAGGAATAACAACTTGCCAATGGCGAGCGTGACCATTGAAGAACGCTTCACGGACCGCTGCATCCGACGGAGCATCCTTGAAAATGCCCGATCCTGTAATGCGGGCACTCTTCACTCCAGCACCAGCCAGCAGTTCGCGCCATTGTCCGGCTGATTCTTGGTGTGTGACGTCTACCGTCTCGGCATTGAAAGAAATGCTTCGCGACCTCAGTCCCGCGACAGTTTCAAAGCTCCCAAGATTATCAACATCCATTTTGAGCAATAGGTCTTTGCCTTTCTGGGCACCCATGTCTGCGATCTCCGCAAGAGTTTGTTAAGACAGTGGCTCGGTCACCGCACGAAAACGAACAACACCATGGAAGTGCTCACTGTCGGACTCGCGCCGGGTTTCAGAATAGTCGTGCCTGAAGTTGACCAGCCTATGCCCGCGCATAGCGAAATTTCGATCATGCAAAGCAGAACGCAAAGCGCTCGCAATATCGTAGATTTCGATTCGACCTGCAGCGCGAGACCAAATATGAAACGTTATGGAATGTTCTTCTCCATCCCCGTCCCCGGTACTCCAGTCGCGAACTGAAATGTCCCCAAACGCTACGTAAGGATATTGAACCTTGCGCGGCACGAAGTCGTAGATCCGGGGCCCGCCGAGCACATTTAGGACTACGCTGTCATTAGTTAGAATATCATAGATTGCTGACTGCAGTTCGCGACTGGCTGAAATCATTATGCTGCCCCTCGTGCTCCGGTCGCTCCATGACGGTCTTCCGTGCTTCTCGTTGGCGGACACGCGCGGCGATTTTTCTTGTCAACGCCTGCACGGCCTGCCTAATCCCTTGAACGCGACAAGTGATTCTCAACGCTCTCGCTCCTTACAGATGCAACTTAGGAAGCGACGGTCACCTATTTTGTCCCAAACGGCGTGAATATAAAAAATTCGCGGTCCGCAAATAAATCTCATCTCCGGCCGAACATCCTCACGAAATCGAATCCTTATTTCGTACATCCAAACTCCGTAGGACGCGTCTGCCCGAAAAACCTCCTTCGCAGAAATCGGCCGAATTTCACTCCAAAGGGTTGCTATGGGCTGCCAAATGACATCAGCAGCTCCTCCCTGCACTGCGCTTCGGATTGGCTTCTCAAGGCGCAACCTTTGGCGCAGCGAACCAATACGCTGCCGTCTCAAAGTCGCACCTTCCGATATGGCATCAGCAAAGCTGATACCGTGTCAGGAATTTGGCTCGCGCTCTGGCCGACGCTAACGGGCTCACGGTTCTCGTACCAGTGTGCAACAAGCATGAGCAATGCCTGACGGATTGGAGCTGGTATAAGTTCGCTAGCTTCGCCAAACCCGGCAATGAATTCTATCTCAATTCCTCCCCTGGGAACGCTAGGCTGCGGCCATGTTCCGCTCTGCGAAATAAGCTGCGCTGACTGGTTGGTGCATTCCAATATGTAGTAGTCAGACGACAGGAGGGTTTCTCTGTCATCATCAATCTTGACCCGAACACTTTCAATCGATTGGACAGGTCGTAATGGTAGTTCAACGATATACGATTTCGGCCATCGATCGAACTGCCATAACCAGCGCTGGGAAACTAGTGCAAGATTCAAAGCAGTTTCTATGTGAAGACGCGAAGCAGTAATGAGGCTAGCAAGAATTGCGTCCTCATCACCACAATCAATACGTAGATACGCTTTCGCCTCCTCCACCGCAACCGGTTCAATCGCAGGTGGAGCAGTTAAGACAAGATTCATAGGGCTTCGCCAATAGCAACCATGAGGCACACGAGGGCGATCCC